CTCGTTCCATAAGAGGTACACTTGCACACATGGTTCTACAGAAATCTAGTACACCATAATAATCAGCATCATCTAATGGATTCTCAGGAGATGTCATTATAGATATGTTTACTCCACCTGTCCACTTATCATGCTTATCAATCTCAGGTCTTACATCTATTATAAAATCTTCATTGAATACTTTACTTAGTATACTCACTTAGGTCTCCTTAATTTAATACCCTTAAACTTTATGAATTTAGGGTGTTTATCTTTACCCTTTTCCTTTAGCCAATCTTCAGGTATTATTCTATCGTAGTATCTAAATCCGTATTTATCACACCATTGACCATAAGAGGACTTAGCACCTTTCTGTAACTTACTTCTACTATTAGTAAATACAAATCTTATATCTAAATCAGGATGTTGTTTCTTAATAGCTATATGTTTCTTTCTATCTGCTGATAAGAACCTACCCTTAGTTTCTATTATTATACCATTCTTTAATATAAAGTCAGGGGTATAGGTGCGATATGTTAAATCTTCCCACTCAATCTTCATAGCTTCGTACTTGTATCTGTACTTTAACTCTGTTAGATAAATTGATATGGTATGTTCTAACCCACTCCTATACCCATGCTTTATAGCATCTCGTCTTATCTTATGAGGAGACATCTATGCTCCCTTAAGACTTACGTACTGAACCATCTTAGGTTCTTTTGCTTTAGACATTTGTGCAGGAAGCTCTATTAGATTCTCCCAACAGGCATTTCTATATGAGCAAAATGTACAGTTTTTATTAAGAACAATGTTGCCTGTCTCTTTACCTCTAAATGTCTCAGGTTCAGGTTCAAAACATCTGACTAGTTCCTTTGATTCAGTTGCCTTGATGTTCTTCTTTATCTTATCAAGCTCCTTGTCCATGTCAATGTGAGCACGAACATACTTGAACAGACCATTGGCTTTATTAAGTACCCACCAACCACCTGCTTTCTTACCTAATGCCTTAGCATAACCTGCTAGTTGTCCAACATAACCAAAGCTATCACCTGAATGTAAAGATTCATATGAATCAAACTTATACTTGTATGACCAATCAGATGCAGACTTAATATCATCAACTGAATCATTCATAACTAAGTCATAAGAGCCTGATATTTTAGTATCCTCATCAAGTTCAAGTGTTACATTGTCTGTGTCTTCAAACTTAACATTAGCTTCTCTTAGTACTGCCTTAAATACTGCTTCAACTATGTCACCAATCATCATGTTCATTACGAAGGTAGTAGGTTTAGGTAACGCAGTCTCAGGTTTATTCTTCTCAAACCAAAGTTGGCATGAGGGTCTACCTATATTAGACATACGTAACCTAAACTTATCTTCTCGCTTCGTGTTGAACTGACGATTCAATGCATCTTTAATGTCTGTAGCTACTTGCTCAATATTCTCTTGGCTCATAGCAGACTTACCACTTGTGGCATTTTCAAGATACTGATGAATCATCATTTCAGCAGGATGGTTCACTATGCTACCTCTTCTTCAACATCAACATCAATGAAATCATTCACAATGTCTTTGTCTTCTTGACTAACAGGTGCTTTAGCTTTCATTTCCCACTCATTAAATATATAACTGTTATAGTTATCTATCCATGCCATGAAGTTAATGAAAGTATTTTGGTCTTCGTCTGTTACTTGAACAGTCTTCTGTAAGTCTAAAGAATAGTTAGGTAAGTAAAAAGATGAACCACTAGGTAACTGTCTCTCTTCACTAGTCAACTGAATGTAATGCTGAACAGGAAGCCTTTTAGTTTGATTAAACTTATTAAAAGGTTCTCCTATTGTTTTAAATGCATCACGATTATCAATCTCCCATATGAATGGAGTGTTGTCATCTAGAGATACTTTATTACCTTTCTCGTCAGTAGCATTAGGCATATCAATTAGACCAAAGATTACTCTTACTCTTTTAATCTGCTTGATAACTTCCTGTGTTGCAACAGGTAGTGCCTTAAAATCTTTGATATACCCTGAAGGCTTACCACAGTTAAAGCTACCTTGATTGTCTTTAAGGTCTGAGTTAAGGTTATCTGCCATAAGTGTCTTATGATAAGTACCCATAGGCTCACCCTTTTTAGCAGACATATTCTTAACAAACCTCTTATACATGAACCTTTGTATAAAAGGTCTTATCTCAACAGTTGGAGCATAAACAACAGGCATATCAGGTCGTTCTAGCTTGAATGAACCACCCTTAACAACTACTGCTTCTATACTTTCGTCTCCAACTTTCTTCATGCCCATAATATTATTATGATGCAATCTCATTCTAGGTAAAGGGTTTGCTTTACTTGTATCAGCAGAACCTGTTTCACCTGCGATACCCATAGCTTTTGCCATATCTGCGTAGTTATTGGTATCTATTGTCGTAACTTCATTAACCATACTTTTTCCTTTCTATCAAAGTTTCTCAGTTATATCACATAACGTCTTTTGTGTCAAGCCAATTATTACCTATTTTTGCTTCTAATAATAATGGTACATTGAACTCTAATGCAAACTCACTATTAATTAAATTAATCATTTTACTGTTGACTATTTTAATAACATGAATCACTTTTTGTATCTCTTCAGGATGTATGTCTATGACTATAGAATCATGCACACTGTTTACAATACAAGACTTTAAGTTTACTAATTCATTCTCTATGTTTATTAGTATAAGAGGAACTATATCAGCAGTAGCAAAAGACTGAACAGGATAGTTCTTTATCTGTGTAAAGTGAGACACCTTACCATAAGAGTTTCTTCTAACGTCAGGGAATGAGAACTGTCTACCTGATGGTGTAGTTATCTTTCTAGTGCTTATAACTTCTTTAGCCAATTTGGAGTGCCATAATGCGATTCCTTCGTACTTTTCCGTGAAGTGTTTATAATATGTAGCCTGAGCAGGTGTCCTTCCAAACCCTGTTGCTCCATAGAGTGGTGCAAAGGTATGAGCCTTTGCTTCTTGGCGAGATGTCTTCTCACCTGCATCGCTAATAACACTAGCAGTATAACTATGAACGTCAAAACCATCTTCTATCTCCTTCATTGCAGTTTTGTCTTGTGATAAGTATGCTGATACTCTGAACTCTAATTGTGCAAAGTCAGCTTCAAGTATCTGTCCACCTTCCCAACGAGATACAAACACTTTCTTAACAGGGAATGTACCACCTCTAGGCATGTTCTGCATGTTAGGGTCAGCACCACTGAATCTGCCTGTTGCAGTCCTATGTTGTAGTAATCTTACGTGTAACTTGCCATCAGGCTTAGTGTGTGTAGTTATGCCCTCAACAAAAGATGACAGGTATGTATCTAAAGCTGATAGTCTTTGTAGGTCAGTTAAGAAACTAACTGCCTGTTGTAAATTATTCTTCCTAGCTATGCCTTGTAGTGTAGCTAAGTTAGTTTTATTGACTGTAAATCCATTGGCACTAACCCACTTAGCAGTAGGTGCAGTAAACTTTAGTCCTGCTACCACTTTAGTAGGTACAAAAATGTAGCCAACAGAATTACAATAATCACACTTGTTGGTTCTAGCATAAGGAGTTCCATTTTTTCTAACCTTTCTTACAGAGCCTGTGCCTAGACAACTTGAACATTGTTGTGCATCAGTCTTGTACACTATGTCAGACTTCTCTTTGACATTCTTTTTGTATTCAGTATTGTCCATGTAAGGAGAGAATGTATTTGCCCATTCAAGTTTATCTTTAGGCTTTCTACTGTAGATTACCCAAGACATTTGCTCAGGACTGTTGAGATTAATACGTGTGTCTCCCATCAATTCCTTTACTTGTATGTTTAATCTCTTCTCAGTCTCAACTTTCTCTTTCTCAAACTCATCTCTAACGTCATTTAACTTTGTAACATCTACAGTGAATCCATTCTGATATATCTTTGCTAGTGTAACAGATACACGATTAGTTAGTACAACTGTATTCATTAAACCTGCATACTCTTCTGTGTTTAGTTTCTTGTATAACACATCTGATAATTCTTGTGTTGCTTTTAAGTCAGCAGATAAGTAATCAGACAACTCTTGCTTAGGTATTTCATCTATAGGTGTTTTATTCTTAAAGTATTCTTTCATAGTGTCTTGTTTCTTTGTAGCTAACTCATACCTGTTAGCACATGCTTCAAGTGATAAAGGTTGTTTGTTACCTCTTTGTAACACATACTCTACTAGCATAGTATCAAACACTGCACCATCATACTTTAATCCACATTCCCATAGCCATAGTAAGTCATGGACTATGTTATGTCCTATGAGTATAGTCGCTTGGTCTAGTAACTCTTGTACTCCATCAAAGTTATCTCTGAATAAGTATTCCTTGCCTGTATCAGTAAGACAACCAACCATAACCAATCTATTGTTAGACTCAAATGGGTCAAGATGTAACTTACCATCTCTATGTGTAACTGTATTCTCTACATCAAGTGTTAATTTCATAATGAATTATCCAATTTATCTATAGATAGATTATAGCAATCAGCACGTACAACAAAGTTATTTGATGGGTCTATATCTCCTTTTTTCATAAATGTTGATTCCCTAAAGTAATTATCTTTATTCTTGACACCTAACAACCAACCAACAGATAAGTCTTTCTTGACACGAACAAATGCATATGCATCACATTTTTGTTTTGTGTTATATGATGCAACACTACAGTCGTAGTATGGTTTTGGCTTTACTGTTGTCTGCTTTGTTTTTACATCTATTCTTTTTTCTGATATAATAACATCGTAGTCATAAGTATTTTTCCATTCTCCACCCAATACATTCATAAAGATTTGTTCACCTATAAAACCTGCTAAACTACCTGAACCCTTCAATATAGAATTATTCAAGTTGCCCATTTCCTTAACTTTATCTTTAGCTAAACAAACCATTTCCTCTGTAATATCTACTTCAACCATTTAATTTCTCCTTGTGTTTTTTTAAATACATAACAGCATTTTTAAGTTTTGTCAAGCAGTCTGAAAATCCACCTAGTCCTGTATTACAATGATGACATATCCATCCCCTAAAAGTATTAGTAACATGACAATGGTCTAGTACCCAACTCTTCATTCTTAGTTGTCCATACTTAGACATTTCTTCAATACTTCTTTCACAGATAGGGCATACATAATCATTGTCAGGTGGTGCATTTTCTCTTCTTAACTTTTTTACTATACTCTTGTGTCCATTTTTACAAGACTTGCATGTTCTCTTTATTTCTCCTGATTGCATGACACTAAACTGTTCTATTGGTTGTTCAATGTCACACTTGATACAAGTTATATAGTTAGAATTATCATCCTCTGATTGTTTTTTAAATTTGTTACCAAATAAATCAGTGTCCATTACTGATACCTAGCAGTTACGTAATCTAACTCACAATGTTCAACACCATGCCATCCTGATAACTTATTCTTAACTATATTCAAGTGTCTAGCAGGACTTTCT